GGATTATCCACCCGACAAAAAAATCGCCAAAGGGGAAACTACTTGACATCCCCCACGAATCTGCTACAACTTCCCCATGAGCAATCCTTATAGCTATGACCTGCAAGGGGTTGCTCGATCAAGCATCTTCGAGCATCTTGGCTCCTTTCCTCAAGTTGTCCAATGCCCACAATGGGCGCAAGTTTGTGTAGTGGTTGAGCCTAAAAACATCTTCCGAAGTTTTAGCAGACGCTAGTGGGATAATGTGGTCAATATGCCATTGTCCTCGGTTCTCCCAGCTCATGCCTTCGATAAATTGTGACTCTATGTGCTTGGCTAGCTCATTCCAATCGCAGCCAAGAATAGTTTTTGTTTTTGAGCTTTTTTTGTAGCTTTTGTTTTTGAACGCCTTGGTTATTGACGACCTTACCGCGTGGGTTAGTGAGAACAACGGTTCAGAGTGCCGCCGTTCTAGTCGCCTCTTGCGCTT